GGAAACGGGATTGATCCATTCACGCGGCAGGACTTCAGCGGCGGACGCTGTAATATTTACATGCTGGAGGCGGCGGATATGGAACTGATCAGAGGAATAGAGGTGGCATTTTGACAACGCCAAGATTTAGCCGTAATTATGTTTTAGTCATCACCGCCGATGGCCGGAACGTGTTAATAAAACCACCGATGCATATTGTCTTTGAAGTGACAAAATCTATTCGCGGTGGTCTGAATAAGATGAATGTCCAGATCACCAACTTGGCCGAGAGCAAACGCCTGTCGCTTGTCAAAGATGCCGAGCAGCGGAAGATAATGCCTATCGGTCTATCAGTGGGCTATCAGGATCGCATCGAGCTTATTTTCAAGGGCACCATCCACACCGGCAGTAACTCACGACAAGGCCCGGATCTTTTAACGTCCCTCGAATGTCTTGACGGTGGGGAAGATTTCCTGCACAGCTTTACGGCCCGTACGGTCGAGGGTGGTCGCAGGGCGATAGATGCCGCGCTTGAAGATATGCCAAACACCGGCACTGGGAAGATCACTGATAGACCGGTACTGACCAGGCCTAAAGTGCTTGTCGGCAATAGCGCCCGCTTGATTGATGACATGGTGGAACCTGACGAGACGTGGTATATTGACAACGAGCAACTGTACGTCATCAAAGATAATGAAGTTACGAGCGGGCTAAAGCCGGTTGTGAGTGCCGCCACCGGGCTTATCAGCACACCAACACGGGACAGCAAACTGGTGACTTTTGAAACGCTGATGAATCCGACCGTTAAAATCGGAGGGCTTGCGAGTCTCAAAAGCTCAACAGCCCCACACTTGGACGGGATATATCGCATTGAGACAATCGCATACAGCGGCGACAACTACGGCGGCGCATGGACGCAGACATGCACTGGAACCCTCGCTACAGGGACTAAAACGATATGAATGAAAAACGACAGCTAATCGACATCCTTAATTCCGCAATCGGAGAGGCGCTGTCTAATCTCCACACTGCGACCATTGCAAAAGTAACAGGAGTTCAGGCTAAAACGATCAGCGTGCAGCCAGTGATTAACCGCGTGGTAGATGGTAAGTCGATCAAGCTGCCACAATTTACAAAAGTACCCCCTCTTTTTATGCAGGGGGGTGGTAGTTATACAGCGCACCCGATAGCCGTCGGCGATTACTGCCTGCTGATATTCACCGAGCGATGCTTTGACCGATGGTACTCCGGGTCAGACTTTCAAGACCCGGCAGAATTCAGAATGCACGACTACAGCGACGGGATTGCCCTTGTTGGGGTCAATCCACAAGCCGGGGCGCTTACAATACCGGACGTTATCCAGCAGACCGGAGACACGAACCAGGACGGGGACTATACCCACCAAGGGGACCGGACGCAGATTGGCAATTTAACCATCACTGGCGATATACAGCACACCGGCAACACGAATCATGACGGGGATTATACCCACCAGGGCGACACTACGCAGATTGGCAATTTAACCATCACTGGCAATATACAGGTTAACGGTAACATAACATGCACGGGAAAACTCACGGTGGCATCGGCTACAATCGGTGGCATCGACTTCGGTACCCACACCCACGACGGAGTCCAGCCAGGTGCTGGGAACACAGGAGAGCCACAATAATGAGAGTTTCAGGACTAGACAGCAACCGTGATTGGAGATTTGGGAAAGGTCGCGCCGCGTACAAAACAAACGCGAAAGCGATTGAGCAAAACGTGCAGACGCGGTTACGATCATTCCGGGCAGACTGGTATCTGGACGTTGACGCGGGAGTAAACTGGATCGAATTGTTGGGCAACCCTGGCACTGAAAAGCGCATCATTCGGGCTGTGGAATCAACCGTGCTGCAAACCGAGGGCGTGATTTCAATCCAAGATTTAAACATAGTTGGACGAGACAGTAACCGAGGTGTTAAAATCCGCATCAGATATACAGACGTGTTCGGCGCGTCCAATCCTCAGACATTGGAGATCCCCGCGTGACGCTTCCAAAATTCACCCCAGAAGGCATACAGGTTCAGACGTTTCAGGAAATTTATGATGAGCTGGCGGCGGGCTACCGGGATATTTATGGCGAGGATATCAACCTTGACCCCGACAGTCCCGACGGGCAGCGCGTAGCAATCGAGACGCAGCTTGTTCTTGATGCTCAATCATTCGGCGCACTCGAATACAACCAGCGCGATCCTGATTTTGCCCTCGGACAATCCCTCAATAGTATCATTAAATTGGCCGGTATATCCCGCAGGCCAGCCACGCGCTCGCAAGTCGACGTTGTGGTAACGACCGACCGACCGCTTACGCTTCCTCCGGATTATGCCGTCGAGGATGATTTAGGGCAGGCATGGACTACGCTCAATGCTATCGATATCCCGCCAGGCGCAACAACCGTAACACTTTTTGCGGAAAACTTCGGGGCGGTTGAAGCTGACCCGGCCACAATAGTAAACCCCGTGACAGTGGTTATCGGGGTGCTGTCTGTCACAAACCCCCTGGCTGCCGTTGTTGGCATCGATGAAGAGACAGACCAGGAGCTGCGCGTTCGGCGGAATCGATCACTCGAAACCCCGCAATCATCCAGCACCGGCCGAATGTTTACAGCATTGGCGAGTTTGCCAAATGTTACTGATGTTGCGGTATACGAAAACGACACGGATATTACAGACGCGGACGGCATACCGGCTCACAGCCTATGGGTGGTGGTCGAAGGCGGAGCGGTATCTGATATTGTCGAGTCGATGGTTAAAAACAAGACCGGCGGAAAAGGGATTGTTGGCGCAGTAACTGGAACATTTAGTGAAGATGTCCTGAGGCCGGACGGGTCTACCTTTACCATCGTGCACAGCATGACCTTTGACAGACCGTCTCTTGTGCCTGTTTTGGTGCGACTGACCGCGACACGAAAGGATGCGGCTAATCCTGTCGATGAAGCACTTATCGCGCAGGAAATAGCGAAGCGCGTTTTTGTGATCGGAGAAAATCTCCTGGCAAACGACCTCTACCGGCTGGTATTTAATGCCGGTGATAATTTTATACCGACGGTCCTTGAAGTCAGCATAGACGCGGGAGTATCATGGACAGATGGAAGCGTCCTATCAGCCCCAAACGAGAAGTTTACACTTGACGCCGCAGACGTTACCGTGACGGAGATTATCTAGTGAGCTTTGAGTCTGAATACGTCAACCTCCTGATTAAGCAATACTGGGAGAAGCCGAAAGCCGCCGCAGAGATCGAAATGATGGCTGGAACCTGGCGCAGGACATTCGAATGGATTGACTCGTTCAGCGATGAGTTTGACCTTGATAATGCTACTGGCGACCGGCTGGATATCATCGGTCGCATTGTTGGTATAAAACGAATAGTGCCCTTTGTGGTGCCGAAAATCGCTTTCGGGTTTGACGAGAATCCAAACGCACGCGGCTTTGACGATAAGTTTTCTCCGCTGGCAGACCGTGCACCATTTCAGGACAAGTTTGAACGGGCCTATACAAGTTTGCAGCTTGACGATACAGCCTACCGTTTCTTTATTCGCGCTCGTATTGCCAAAAATGTCGGAGGCCCATACCTTGTAGACGATCAAGGGCTCGCGATACAGACGGCTATTAACACCCTGTTCGATGGTCTGGCTTACGTACTCGATAAAAAAGATATGACAATGACGCTTTACGTGTCGCCTCAATACAATCTCGACAACCTACGAGCAATAATTAAGCTTGACTTGTTGCCGAAACCGCAAGGAGTGAGGTATGGTGTTGTTATCCAAGCTGGCCCGGGAGAAACATTCGGGTTTGCGGATAACGTGGATTCTCTACCTTTCGCAGACAAATTTGACTCAATCAACCAGCCAGGAGGCCGGTTAGCTAACAAGGTGATTATCTAATGGCAAAAATCGATAGATACAACGGAAACATGGAAGCGTTTGCGGCAGATGCGCTAAGTACTGAACGAACAATTTTTGGAGATACTGCGCAGTCCGACACGCTTGACGCCAACATTACGGCAGACTTTCTGCGCGGCTGGGGCATTGTCGGCGCAAATGAAAACCCGACCAAGCAGGATTTTAACGGCCTTGCATTTACGCTCGGGCAGCTGATTGCGTATTTGCATCAGAGGGGAATTGCCGAATGGAATACGAATCAGGAGTATTTCGAGGGCTCAGTGGTCACTACACTGGCCGGGATTTACCGGTTGACTTCTGGCGGTGACGGAAGTTCTGACCCTGACACTGACGGCGGGGTAAACTGGGAGCTTGCACCTACGCGGGCGGAAGTGGACGCCAAAGCAGACCAGGCCACGACCTACACAGAGACGGAAGTTGATGACCTGCTCGACGCCAAAGCAGACCAGGCCACGACCTACACAGAGACGGAAGTTGATGACCTGCTCGACGCCAAAGCAGACCAGGCCACGACCTACACAGAGACGGAAGTTGATGACCTGCTCGACGACAAAGCCAGCCTGCAAGTTGCTGGGCTCACAGTAACTGTCGGCACCGGCGGAGACTATCCGACAATCAACGCCGCTCTTGAGTATCTGAGCAAGCTACAGCCGGTCTATGCCAGTGCAGGTATCACAGCAACAATCAATCTGCTAACCGGATTCACAATGGCGGAGCAGGTTCTTGTCCGTGGTCTCGATATGGGGTGGGTAACTATAACGGGTGCGGATGCTGAAACCACAATTACTCATACTGCGCTAACTACAGACTTCACAACAGCGGATTATGGTTTCGACTCGTATCCCGCTTTCGGTGTTTCCAAAGGCGGCGTTCTCCCCCGTATTGATCAGTTGTTTCGGTTTAATGTCTCGAACGTAGGCGGCAATAAGCACGGCATTATGACTATAGGCGCTGGGAGCTCAGCAGATGTTTTGGCTGGGGCAGGAGTAAATGATGCCGGAACATATGGCTTCGTCGCGGCCAGAGGCTCAAACATCAATGCGGAAGGAGCCAACGCATCAGATGCCGGAACACATGGCATCTACGCGTTTAGAGGCTCAAACATCAATGCGGATGGAGCCGACGCCTCAGGTGCCGGAACCAATTGCTTCGTCGCGTTCAGAGGCTCAAACATCAATGCAGATGGAGCCAACGCATCAGGTGCCGGAACCCGTGGCATCTACGCGGCCAGAGGCTCAACAATCAATGCGGAAGGAGCAGACGCCTCAGGTGCAGGAATCTATGGCATTGATGCGTCCCAAGGCTCAACCGTCAATGCGAAAGGAGCAGACGCCTCAGGTGCAGGAACATACGGCTTCGTCGCGTTCGGAGGCTCAACAATCAATGCGGAAGGAGCAACGGGCACACTATCTCAGACAATAAATACTGTCACCGCTAGTGGTATAATATTCCAATAAGGATAAAATAATGAGACTATTAACAGTTATTAAAAACGGAAAATTCACTGGCACGCAATACGAGCAGGACAGCGATGCCATCCGCGCTCACCACGCCTCGCAGGGCGAAACGCTTGTATTTCTGGACTATCGGCTAATTGCCGACGAAGATAGAGATTATGGTGTGCCGTCAGTTGTTGAGATTAGGCAGGCGTTGATTACCCAGCTAACAGCCGCCCGCAAAGAGCAAGAACAGCAGGGCGTAGTTATCAACGGCATCCGCTACGCAGGCGACCCCGGCAACCGACAGGCGCTGCAAGAGGCAATCGCGTTTATGGATGATGCTGTGCTAACAGAGTTCCTGAGCTGGAAAGACTCAGACAACGTATTTCACCCAAGTCACCCACTCGTCGATGTTGTAGATGCTTACCGGGCCATAGGAGCCCGCCGCGCGCAACTCATCGCAACCGAGGGTGAGTACGCTGCACAGATCACCGGCGGCACATTTACTGATCTGAGCTTGGTAACATGGCCATGACATTGATGTGTGCCAAAAAGCAAGAAAGATAGCTCCGAAACAGGACACCAACTATGACCGACTTCATGCAAACGCACCCCGGCGTCACATTTTGGATGCAGTAGCAGAAAGAATCGTTGTTGGGATTCTTAACTATTTTGTCCATGTGGATATCCGCGCCCGCGGGGCAAGTTAGCATGGCGCTGTGAAATCATCTTAGAATGCTGTAGGTATAGGATTTGAATATCCAGTATATAACTTTATTTATGTTATAAGTGAAGTGTATGCTTATAGATAATGGATTGAGTATACAACTATATTATTTTCTGAACCGGTATTTTTAGCGTAATTACCGACCTTGATAGCTGTTTCAGTATACAACTTTATTATTCTCTTACAAAAACACGTTATATCTTGCGAATAAACCTGCATCTTTTTGCTCATCTGCGGATGCAACAAGACGATAAATATAATCAATTCCGTATTTACTTTTAACTGAAATGTCTTCAACAGCAAGCGTTGCCGCGCCTATTTCTAATCCATCGCTATTCTCATCTATGAGAATTTTACATTTTTTAGTGCCAGTTTTTGCAGCAAAGTATTTCCTTTTTTTCTTAATTATTTCAAACTCAATCATTTAGTAATTCCTCGTGTTATTAGTTAAAAATTCTCTTATTATTTTCTGAACCGGTATTTTTAGCGTAATTACCGACCTTGATAGCTGTTTCAGTATACAACCATAAAATAATGAATAGAAGAACTTTTGCTATCATTTCTCATCCAATTCTATAACTGCATCAGCAACTCTATTCCTGATTTGGTCAATCATAGATTTATCACTTTTAACTCTGTAAATATGAAAATCTCTGTAATAACCACTGCTAGGGTACATATCGTTATAAAGAATATAATCACACCATTTGCGATCACTGATAAACATCAAAAATTGCATTTGCCACATGTATTGTTTATCAATGCCTGTTTTAATATCCTTATTGCAGGCCTTAACAGATAGGTAATGATTACTGTTTGATTTGCACTTGATTTCTATCAACCCATCATTATCAACAAGACCATCAGGTGACCCACCGACAAACTCTGAATAATCAATGAAGCCACATTCTTCAACGGTTGAAAATGTTTCTTCTTCATAGCGTTGGCGTGCTATGGGTTCAAACTCAACACCACGCTGAATGTGATAATTATTATCAAGGTTAAGATCATCATTCACGCCTGTTATTATTTCAGCTTTGATCTTGGCAAGCATTTTAATAGCTGTTAAACCTAGACCATTTCCAGAGCGATCATTAGTCATTAAATCTGCAATGCGTGAGCTGGTGATCCTCCCCAGTCTAGCCTCTTGCCAATCAATAGAACGCTGGTCAATATGTAGAATTTTTGCTGTTGCTTCCATTATGCTTCCTCTTTTGCTTCTAAGTAATTATCAAAATAATGGTCAAAGTCTGAAACAAGTTTTAATATATGTTCAGGTGTTGATTCACGAGTAATTTTATAAAAACCAGCAAAGTCTTTTTTGTCAGCTTGCTTTGATTCAAGTAATGCATGTAGTTGCTGGCTAGGGGTTAATTCTTTTGCTTTTGGCTGTGATGGTGTTACATACTTTTCCATTGGTATTTCTTCACCAACATAAGGCAAACCACCAAGCTCAACAGGAAAAGCCATTCTAAAGCTTTGAGCAATACAAACTTTTTTTAACATTGTTCGTGGCTTAGATTTCCACATGGTATTATTTTGATTGTACTCATCTAGATAAACTTCATGGTAAAAAGGGTCAGACCAATCCTTACGCTTGATTTCAATGCAAGCTTTTAAGTCATTGCCTGCACCCTCAGTCCAGCACTTCCAACCTGATAATTGCTGGCTCATTTCAGCACGCTTTAAAAACACTTCATAACCAATGATGATATTGAAGTTATTGCCATATTTTATTGCATGAATTTCTTTTCGAAGTGGGTTTAAGTTTAAGGATTGAGCTATATTGATAAATTGATTCGCATGAGCATCACTAACATTCAATCCTAATGATCTAAGATAATCTATACATATTTGATTGGTAATTTCATTTGATAATAGTGCTATATTGTTTTCTTTGCCCATCTTCTCGGCCTCCTATTGTTATTGTTTATTTTTCTTGTAGTCCATCTCTTGATTAAAACCGCAACGAACGCAACATTCGTTGTATGATTAAGGTTCAAACTACCTTTGTTAAACATTTTAAAAATATCGATCTTGCGCCATTAATATCGCGATCAACCTTGATTCCATCGGCTTTTAATGTTTTTTTAGAGCCAACATTGTCGTCAATTACACCGCTCCAAGATCTTGTTTTATTTCATTACTCATTGGATTCTCCTTGAAACTAACCCCACCCAGAACACAAAGGAATCACTCAAACTGGGTAGGGAACTTTTAAACTGGGGGCAGGTGACAGGATTCGAACCTGCATAGTGACCTTATAGTAGTTTTGCGCAACTCTTGTCTGCTACGTGTCACTCACGTTAAACGCTGTGGCTTGCCAATGCTCCACACCTGCCATTAATTCTGGGCTTAATATCCATTCGTGCTATCGGTTGAACATGTACCCAGAAACTTTCTAGGCTTGTCGCCTTAATAAATTTGCACTTGATAAAACACCATCCATCTTTGGTGCAGAAGAAGCAGGGAACTTAATTTTACCCTCTGACTTCATAATGCTATATAAAATCGATGACCTGTTATCATCATCAAAACTTGCTATTAATTTATCTTTCAAAGTCATCTTATGCGCCCTCAGTTGATTCAATTTCTTCAATTAGCTCTAAATTAACCAGAGTATTCATACAGAAAACTAAGCGTTTTTTGTCTTCCAAATTGTACGTACTGGACACGACTTCACTCAGCTTTTTAACCATTTCATTTACCATGTAATCTTTAACTATATACTTCATGTTGATTCCTTATGCTTGTAATTTGGTGAAAAATTTACTTAATTGACTGTGTGAATATATATCGCTGAAATTAGCGAATTCATACATCATTCTGATCACGTTTTCCGGCACATCATCACAGTAAGCATCTATTGCGCTGTATTCTTCAACAGCGTCTATCTCACCGTGATAATTGATAGCGATACCACCAAGACCGTTGGCCAGTAACTCAGTGTGAAAGCGTTTTAACTGGTTGTATGTAAGCTCGATGTTACTATCAAAACATATAGCCTGGTGTATGTTTTTCTCTGCGTTATCTTCAACATGTCTTTTGTGTGACATATCGCCTTTAACTAGCTCAACTTGTAGTAATTTATATTCATCGTCAGTGATCTTTTCTGATTGAGTGATTACCGTGTATTCCATTTTCTTGCTCCGTTGTGTTGATGAATAAAGTATAATTAATTATACACAACTATGCAATACTATTTACACACTATTTGTATAATAATTTATACATTTATGATTTATAAGAATAATTTATATGCGAAAATAATTAAAAAAAGTTACACCTCAGAATTCAAAGCAAAAGTTGCTTTGGAAGCCATTAAAGGTGATCAAACAATTGGTTATAACCACTATAGGCATCTGTTTGTACATAACCATTGTAAGCTTCATTGTCATAACCCCGTATTCAGTATTAGTATATCCATAAAAAAGTACATGTATAAAAATTTATACTGACAATGTATTGATATATTTTACATACTATGTATAATTAAATTTACAAACATTAAACTTGTAAAGAGAATTATGCATGACTACTGAGGAAGGACGTAATTATTTTGGATCATATTCATTACTGTCTAAATTCTGCGGATTGTCTCCAAGGGCTAGTTGCTATTGGGGCAAATATCCATCACCAAGCCATCAGGCATTCTTAGAGTCAGGAACCAATCAACAGCTAAAAGCAGAGGATTGGGTTTTTAGCCCCAAGTCCAAAGAGATTAGAAAAGCTTTGAATAAAAAATAAGGTTTTATATGAAATGGTTTAAACACGATTCAGATGCAAATCAGGATGCGAAGCTTAAAAAACTGCGATTAAAATACGGTGCGCAGGGCTATGGAATTTACTGGTACTGCCTTGAATTAATCGCCAGAAATGTTGAAAAACATAATCTTACATTTGAGTTAGAACACGATGCAGAGCTTATTGCTCATGATTTTAGTCTTTCAAGCGAACTAGTCCAAGATATGATGACATATATGGTCGATCTTGATCTGTTTGAAAATAACAGAGGGGCGATAACTTGCCTTAAAATGTCTAAAAGAACCGATGAATATACCCAGAAAGTTCTTAAAAGTATGGACAATATCGGGATAGTGTCGGGAGATAATCCGAAAAAGTCCGAATTAAGAGAAGAGAAGAGAAGAGAAGAGAATAGAAGAGAAGAGAATATAAATAGTCGTGCAAGCAGCGACAACACACCTAAAAATTATTCTTACTCTGAAATAATTGATTACTTAAACACTAGAGCTGGTACTCAGTACAAAGCATCTACTAAGAAAACTCAACAGCTTATTAATGCACGCTACCAAGATGGTTGCACTTTAGAAGACTTTAAAAAATGCATAGATAACAAAGTTAACGAATGGGTTGATGATCCTGAATTCTCTAAATATCTAAGACCTGAAACCTTATTCGGTACAAAAATGGAAAGTTATTACAACTGTAATACACCACCAGCCAGCCAGAAAAACATGTCAAAGCTGGAACGTGAATTATATCTAATCAATAACACTGAACCACTTATAAACCATCAAAGGTAATGCAGATGAACAGTAAAGAAATAGGTCAATTAGTCACTTTAGCATTTGGGTGTTTTCAGAATCAAAATGCATCACCTAGCTTAACTAAAAAATCATGGGAATTTTTAATATCAGACTTACATTATGAATTAGCACTGGAAGCACTGAAATGCGTTTTAAACAAATCAAAGTTTTTCCCAACGGTTGCAGAAATTAGAGAGGAAGTTAAAAAAATAGAAAGCATTAGGCCGATAGGAATTCCAATTGAATTTTTAGAAGATAATGGTGATAAGAAATGAATCAACTAGAAAATCATAATTGTGAAGCTGCCGTTTTGGTTGTCATGTTTGATAAAAAGAAATATCAGCAAATAGGTGTCAGCCAATTAAAACTATCATGTTTCACTAACCCATCGCATATAAAAATATTTCAAGCATTCAAAAAGGCTACGACTGAAAACTTAAATATTGACGAAGTTATGTTGTCTGACTTATCCAGCGTGAGCATGGAAGAGATAGAAGCTTTCAGGGGCTACAACGTATCAGTGCCAGAAAACTTTAACACTAGGGTAAAAGCATTGCTGGATTTAGATAAAAAGCGTAAGCTAATCAATTACATTAAAACCGATCTATTTAATTCATTAAGTAATAATTTTAATGATCTGGCTAATAATTTAAACGCTGAAATAACAAAACTACACCAGGATAAACAAAGCGAAATATCAAAACCGATTTGTGATAATGCCGATTATTGGACTGATATTTTATTTCAGAACATCGAGCAAAGTGCACATAAGCCAATGCCAATTGAGAGATTTAAGTTATTAAATTCAATCTTAAACGGCATTCAAAAAGGCAGGCTTTATGTTTTAGCTGGTGAGTCTGGATTAGGCAAAACAGCACTAGCGATCAACATAGCTGTAAATTTAGCCAAGAATTACAACGTATATTTCAACTGTCTTGAGATGCCATCTGTTAGCTTGCTAGAGCGTGCTATTGCTGATGAATGTAATTTAGATTCTTACACAATACAAAAAAGACGTATTAATCCAGAACATAAAGAAAACATCAGGAAGACAATCAAATCACTTAGAATTACATTTGAAGATAGCAATGATACAAACATAGATAATTTATTGCTTTCACTTCAATCGATGCATTCAGTAGACCCATTTGATGCCATATTTTTAGATTACTTAAATTTATTCAACGATAAATCCAAAAAGCACGACAGCAACGCTTATGAAATTGCAGAGATTACCCAAAAGTTAAAAGTCTTTGCAGTTGAAAATAATATAGCAGTTGTCTTATTGGCGCAGTTCAACGCCAGCAAGAAGTCAGACATTAGGGCAGAAGCTACAGCGTTAAAAGGTTCAACATCAATCAGGCAAGACGCTGACGTTATTTTGTTAATTGATAAAGAAAAACCAGACCCAAGGCCAACCGAAGATATGTTGCTAATCATCGAAAAAAACAGAGCTGGCAAGCGTGCAGATATTCGAATGACCTATGAGGGCAACCATTTGAGATTTATTGAAAAGGTGAATCAATATGCAAACTGATATTTCTAATTTCAAGGCTGATGCTTTCAAGCCGAGCGATAAAGCTCCAAGGGAATTAATAAACAATGTGATTGATATTTACCGACTGCACGCAGGCATTAAACAGTTCGATGAAAGTTTTGAAAGCTCATACCCATTTTTAAATATGTGTTATAGCGTTGTGTCAATGGCCAAAGATGAACATGGCGATAATTTGCCAAAAGTAACAGAACTTGCATTAGAAATTCTTGAAGAAGAATACGAGCAAGATATCTGTCAATTATTTGTCGCAAACGTGCTATGCATGGGAATGAATGAACACCTAAAAACACAAAAAATTATAAAGATTTTAAGGCAGCAAGAATTAGACGAAGCAATGGCACAGCAATTGGAGCAGGCATCGTGAGTTTAACTATCCAGCAACTTGAGGAAAGAAAAAGGCTACAGCTTGAAGCAATAAGCTTAAAAATAAACCACCAGAAGATTGTAAACATTATCGCAGCAGCAAAGGAAAGAAGCCTAACTGTTTGTGAACTCGAAACAGTCAGAAACTTACAGCAAATCAGCGCAGACATGGGGGAGGTATGAGCCAAGAATCAATGATATTAAATCACTTACAACAACACGGCAGCATTACTCCATTGCAGGCGTTGACTGATCTTGGTTGTTACAGACTATCAGCGAGAATTTTAGAACTCAGCGAGAATTTTAGAACTCAGGGAGAAAGGGCATAAAATCAAAACGAATTTGCAAGAGAAGAACGGCAAGCGTTTTGCGGAATATCAACTAGAACAGGGAGCAAGATAGATGGGTAAATTATACGACGTAGTAGCGACAACAGGCACATACGAAAAAGATGGTGAGAAGAAATATCTCAATAAAAATATCGGTGCAGTAATTTTAGACAGAAATGGCAAACACAGACTTACGCTTGATGCGAGCTTCAATTTAGCAGCACTGGACAAAGACGAGCAAGGCAAAGTCTGGTTAGCGTTATTTGAGCCAAAACCCAAATATCAACAATCAGCACCTCCAGCAATGGCGCAATCATCTGGTAGTTATGCAAAGGCTAAAGGTCAACCGACACAGTTTGACGCAGCTCAGGTTAATGAAGACGAGATTTCATTTTGACAACAATAACAACAGAACATCAAGAACAATGCGCAGTGTGCCAGTACCTAGATTTAAACAAATATTTGTACTGTGCAATACCTAATGCCAATGCTTTGAGCGCATTAAATCGCAACATTGCAATGAGGGTAATGGCAAAGCTAAAAAAAGAGGGTTTGAAGAAAGGTGTTAGTGATCTAGTTATATTTGAGGCTAGAAAAGGCTTTCACGCACTCGCTATTGAGATGAAAAGAAAAAAAGGTAGTACGGTAGCACTTGAACAAAAAGAATGGCGTGATGAGCTTTTAAAGCGCAATTATAAAGCCGTGATCTGTAAAGGTGCTGATGAAGCAATAAAACAAGTGCAGGAGTACATGCAATGACAAAACGTGAAAGACAAAAAGAGCTAACGATGATCAAGAAGTTTGTCAGGTTCATTTTACTGTCAGAAAGCACACTGGAAATGTTAAGGCGCATGGGAATGATTCCAAGTGCTTTGCAAGTGCCTGTGTGGGCTTTGGTTGTTGAGGGGGGTAAGTGAATGAGCAAAGGAAGAACACTATGCAGATTAGCAAGAAAAAAAACAGGAATGAATATGTCAGACTTTGCCAGTTTTTGCGGTTACAAGTCATATAAAAACATATCAGGAATAGAGCAAAGCAAGACATACCCAAGCCCTCAAGCAAATTTATTGTTTAAGTTGATTATTAATTCTGACCAAGCACTTGAGTTATTAATCAGAAACTTTATTGAGAACAAAATCGGAGTGTCAACTAAATGCTCAAAAAACTAACTAAATACCTCATTTACAGCTTTGCTGGCGTGCTATGTGCATCGGCAATGTTGTTAATTCCGCTTTGTTTAATGGTTGTAAGTTAAAGGAGATAGCATGAATAGTTTGTTTAAGGATGAAGATTTTTACCAGACTATTCAGATACCCAGGGATTCGGTTTTATGTAACGGCAGACTGCATAAGTACACGTATTTCCTTAATACGAAAATATATAAATATGACAGAAATAACTTTGATATTATTGATCAGTTTAAGCGTGGCACAGATGTAACCCAATCATACAAAGAGTATGACAAAGCAAGGCGTATTGTTTATGACTTTAATTGGCAGCATCCAGAAGATGTGGCAAAGGTATTACATACCACTGTTGAACACGTTATAAGGCTTTCAGGCGCAGAGGAATTAAACAGGTATCAAACTTATATCGATAACAAAAGCAACAAACAGAGATATCTTAAATTTGATTCTATGCGCTTTGATGAGCTTGTCAAACTCAAGGTTGATATATTTCAGATACACGAAAAACGGCACTTATATTGCGACACCGAAGAAGCTATTGAGCTGATGAAGTCACCACATGTTTATCATGATTTGTTTTTGTATAAGATGCCGCACGGATTGTTAAAACCCCGCTTTATATCTAAAATCTAATCTATGAAACAATAACACAAAGTATTTTATCTGATGTGTTATGAAGTCATATATCGACAAAGAATTAGTTAAAGGTTTTGGCATTCAATGCCAGCAAATTACGCCCTATCTAGCTTTATCTCTTGGTATCAACCAAAAGCATTATTTCAGATTTACAAAAAAATATCGCATTATTCACGGTGATTATGAATTCATTGCTAAGCCTGGTTTTATTATTGACTTTGCCAGTGTTCCAAAAATACTAAAACCTTTATTCAGAGAAGTGAGATTAACAGATAAAGCATTCGTAATGCATGACATCGGGTTTTGTTTAAAAACATTACCAATGGAATTGCTTAATGATTACTTGCTCGAAATGCTTCTAGAGGAAGGATATTCAGCATTCAAATCAGAAATTATTTATATATCAGTCGATTGGTTCGGTAAATACTCATACAACGATGTCAGTCGATTAGATACTTATAATCGTGGCTTTTGTGAGATTAACAAGCTTCAAGATAGCACTAAAAAGGATTATGCAGACAAGCCTAGCAATTTTACTATTCATCCGAAGGTCATGACGTGAAATCTTTACTTCAATTTGCAGGATTCATAAGTCTTATATTGGCCGTAACAGGTATCAATAAATGGCAAATAGAATCTTATGGCTATATCAATAACGATAAGATGCAGATAGTCATAAGCGAAGAGATTAAAAAGCAATTAGCTCCCATAAAAATCAAACTTGACAGTGTTGATGAAAATTCAGAAGAAGCTAATTCAAATATCAAAGAGCTGAATCGTCATTTTATTAATTATTTAAGGAACTCTAATGGTTAGTATCATTAAATACTCATTTTTTAGTGTTGTATTATTCTTATTGCCAGGTTGCTTTATGGAGCAAAATGCAAAAGCAGAAAATAAAGCTATTGCTGAAAATGCTGATACTCAGATCAATCACTTTCAAACAATTATTCAACAGCAACAACAGCAAATAGATATGCAACAATTCTATCTGATGCTTTTTGGCTGTGGTGTGTTTCTATACATTGCGATTGATGGATTTGAATATAAATACAAGTTCTTATTTATTGCAAAGTGGGCGTATGTGATTGGGTTGATACTGTTGATTCTGTTTAAGGTGTTTTTATGAAACTACTAGAAAAAATATACATATACATCGTTTTGATACTGCTTGTTTTAATGATCATGGTTGCAGGCTTCCAGCAGGCAGAGATAAATAGGCAACGGAAAATAGCAGAGACTGCACGAATTAAGATGGTTAATTTTGCGGATGACTATAGGGCATGTTTGAATGATAGATAACGATAAGCATATTGGAAGACCAGGCATTTATAATGATGAATTTCAGCATAAAGCTGATGAATATATTTTCAAATATAAAGAGCTAGGAAATGCTGTTCCTAGTCTTGCTGGTTTAGCTTGTTACTTAGGAATCACAAGAGAGACAGTTTATGATTTTAGAAGAAAATACACAGACTTTTCTGACACGTGCATGAACATTCTAACTTTACAAGAAATGGTAACGCTTGATAATGGGTTATTAGGAAAGTTCAATCCAACAATAACTAAGCTTGTTTTAGCAAATCATGGCTACTCAGACAAACAAGACCTCAACCACACGAGCGAGGATGGCAGCATGACACCCAAGGCGGGAATAGATACCAGCAAGCTATCCACCGAAGCCCTGGCTGAGATCATGGCGTTACACGATGACCAAAACTCATGACATCGATGTTAAGGCCGTTGAGCGCGAATTGTGCCAGCGGTCTTTTTCTCATTTTATCAGGCGTGCATGGCCGCACATCATAACAGACAGATACATCCACAACTGGCACGTTGACGCAATGGCCGAACATTTTGAGGCTGTAGCCGACGGACAGATAAGCCGACTACTCATCAACGTACCCCCGGGGACCAGCAAATCAACTATCGCAGGGATAATGTACCCGGCATGGCTATGGGGCCCGAAAGGACAACCTCAGCATAAGTTCATCGGAGCCGCACACGAGCAAGGTCTAGCAGTTAGAGACAGTCGAATGATGAGAGAGCTTGTCACCTCTGAATGGTTCCAGTCTTTGTGGCCACTGATGCTAGCCGGGGACCAGAACGAAAAGTTGTTTTTTGAAAATGAGAAGAGAGGTTTTCGTCAGGCATGCGCCGTTGCATCTATGACTGGCCGCCGCGCCCATACAATTGCATGGGACGATCCTTTAAGCCCGGAAAAAGCTCATAGCGACACGCACAGGGAGACCGCCATTAGGGTTTTAAGGGAGACGCTTCCGACCCGCCTAAGCGATCCTGGGAAGTCTTCAATCATCATCGTTATGCAAAGGTTGCACGAGAACGACCCCAGCGGGTATATTCTGGCGAATGAATCCGGTTACGAACACCTCTGCCTGCCGATGGAGTTTGACCCTACCCGAAGATGTGTAACGTCTCTAGGCTGGCAAGACCCCAGAACAGAAGATGGCGAGTTGTTATTTCCTGGCCGGTTCCCGCGCGAAGTGGTGGAGCGTGATAAAAATGCCATGGGAGAGTACGGCACAGCCGGACAGTTTCAGCAGTTACCCTCACCACTTGGCGGCGGCATATTCAAGGATGAATGGTGGCAGTATTATACGGTGATGCCAAAGATCAAGTACCGGATGATCTACGCCGACACCGCGCAGAAAACCAAAGAGCAGAATGACTACTCTGTTTTTCAGTGCTGGGGTAAGGGAGATGATGGCCGGATATACCTAATTGACATGGTACGCGGGAAGTGGGAAGCGCCGGAGCTATTGGTTACCGCTAAGGCGTTCTGGGATAAACACAAGGCCGCTCCAAGGACATTGGGTACGCTGAGACAGATCAAACCAGAGGACAAGTCAAGCGGTACCGGTCTAATTCAGCAACTAGCGAAACAGCGAATCCCCGTTGTGGGGATACAAAGAGGGACGGACAAGGTCACGCGCGCCATGGATGTCGTTCCGCAGATCCAAGCCGGAAACGTCATGCTACCAGAATCAGCGCCATGGTTGTCTGATCTACTGTCAGAGGCAACGGGCTTTCCTAACGCAACGCACGATGATATATTGGATCCGCTTATGGACGCTATAAGTGATATGTTGATCGAGAACCAGCGGCCTAGTTACGCTGATATTTTATAGTCTAACTATGAATCCCCTTCCTTTAGGTGGGGGAGAATGTCAAAGGAGACCACATGACCATCCAAAAACTATTCACCGACGGCCTCACCAGCCTAACAAGCAAACTCGCCAACCGCCGCAACGCCCACGCCACCAACCGCATGACAACTACCCGGGTAGACTGGGGCGAGCTGCGGGCGATCTATAAGACCGGCGTCGGCAGTAAGATCATCCGCACAAAATCAGGGATGGCTCTCAATGGCACGCTCCAGTTTAAGAGCAAGGGTGACAAGGACTTTTACGAGGCACGATTACAGCAACACGTCAAGGACGCCTGCAAGTTCATGCTGGCCTTCGGGCGGGGATTGATAGTAGTCCAAGAGCCCGGCGCAGATATGAGTCAACCGCTACCGACTATCAATGACTGGTCAAAGGTACGGTTCCAGGTATTCAGCGGCGACATGGTTTATGTTCAGTCAGTCGAGTACAACCTAAGCAGCCCGAACTACTTCAAACCCAAGGCTTACTCAGTGCGGGGTTTCACCCTTCACCCGAGCCGCGTTATTGATATGACATACGTCAAGCCGGTCGAGTTCGACGCGCCGGAATACTTCTTTGGCGGTATCTCCGAATTTGAGCTGATCCGCAACGAGTTGGTCGGCGATCAGATCGTTCAACGGGCAGTACCGGCCATGCTCGAAAAGTCGTCTACCGTATTTTATAAGATTAAAGGGTTTAAGGAATTGCTTGCAGACAAGCAAGAGTCAACCCTGATTCAGTATTTCTCAGAACTTGAAAACCTGCGATCGATCTACGGCGCTGGCATCGTGGATGAAGAGGACGCGATCGAAAGCATCACCCAGTCGCTAACCAACCTGGCCGAGTCGGACATGATAACCCTGCGCCGTCTGGCAATGGTGACCGGCCTATCCCTCTCAACGCTGGTCGGAGAGCCGCCGAAAGGCATAAGCTCTACCGGTGAAGGCGACCGGCAGGTTGACATGCAGACAATCAAAGCCCTGCAGTCCGAATATTTGCTAGATAATATAAACCGGCTGATGCAGAAGTGCGGGCGTGGTGCCGTTTGGTTCAAGGAGAATCAGGGCCAGAGCGACAAAGACCGGGTGGCGCAGGAGACTGAGGTTATCAAGAGCGCACTTGTGTTGTGGCAGATGGGTCAGGATTACGAGAAATATCTTGAGAAGCATGGCGTGATCGAGGTTGACGCATTCGACGAGATGTTTGGCAAGCCGGACGATGAACCCGAGCCTAAGCCTGAGCAGGGCGCTATGAGTCTTGAGCAGTTGATGGGTGGCGACGGTGAGGCGTGAAGTAAGCGCCCCCAAAGGCGCAACTATCAAAGCACCCGAGCCGCCTAAATCCGAGATCCGTCAGTTCGGCAACGCCATAGAATACATGGTTGATCAGATGGCGCAACGATGGCGGACTCAGATATTCAAGGAGCTAAACCAAGACACTATAGAAAAGTTCACGGACGCTAAGCAATCCGGCAACTTTGCCAAAGTATTCTTGACCATGGCCGCACGTGTACAGCGCAAGCTATTAAAGCAGTTCGACGGCGAACGTCTGGACAAAATGGTTGACAAGTACACTGGTAAAGTCGACAAGCGCAACAAGGCGGAGTTCTACCGGCGCGCTGAAAAGAGCGTCGGCATTAGCCGTGAAGAGCTGGAGGATACCGAGGGTTTGACTTTTCAGATCAATGCTTTCAAGGCCGAAACCCAGCAGTGGGTCAAGAAAATGCGCGACGATACACTGCAACAGTGGACGAGCAACACGCTGCGGCAGATGGCAGAGGGTAAGGGCTTACCGGAGATTTTGAAGCAGTTTGACGGCATGGTCGAGCAGCGGCGTGGTCACGCGAAAATGATTGCTCGAACTCAAATCAGCACGTTTAACAGTTTGACGAGCAAGATCAGGGCACAGAATCTTGGGATTACGAAAGCAATATGGGTCAGCTCGCGAGATGAGAGGGTCCGAGACAGTCACCAAGCAAGGGACGGAAAAGAATTTAACCTTAGCGAGGGACTATATTCAGCCTCTGACGGTAAAACATTGCTCCCAGGTACAGTTCCGAATTGCCGCTGCGATTACATTATGAAAATTCCTGAGATGGAGGACTAAACAACGGTCCGCTTTTCTCGGCAGACACTAACTGATAAATAATTTGACATTGACATTGACTTGACAAGGTTACATAATAACTAAATAAGCATAGGTGGGTAACATGACAGCAAAGCTTCATAGACAATTTGCCGACATAACAACATACTCAGACACCGAGCGCACAGCTGTATCTATTAGAGATGGTGTGCTTGAGTATCTAGGCGCTGAAATCGGCCTAGAACCACTCGACAAGATTTACACCGTCTACCGCTCCCCCGCAACAATCGCAAACGCCGCTTACGCAATGGCGGGCATCCCCCTGACCGGCAATCATGTTAGTCTTGACGGCCCTGCTCCGAGCGACGGCGGGCGAGTTGAGTCGTCTACCGTCATCGATCAAATTGATGAGCCTACCCATTCACGCCTTGCTGTCAAGAACAAACTGACAGTAAGCGACGCACTACAAATCACGCTTAAAGACAAACGGCAATTATCCTTAGGATACGAAGCCGACCTTGTTCCTCACTCAAAATGGGACTACGAGCAAGTTAACATTGTCCCGCATCACCTAGCGGCTGTATCGGATGGACGTTGTGGCCCGTTATGCAGTTTCCTGGATCGGAAGCCGGAAAAAACAAAAACAGAGGAGAAAAACATGCCAGAAAAGGTAAAATTATTTTTAGACACTGAAGGCCAGGTCAACCTGGAGCAGGTCGTGGAGATCGCCACGGCACTTCCCGAGGCTATCAAGAAAGTTCCTGTTGACCAGCTGAAGAAAATTATGCCGTCGCTGCAACAAATCATGATGTATGCCAAAGAGCAGGGAGCTGTTGAAGAAGCTCCGGCTGAAGGCATGAAAGATGAAGAGCTGACCGACGAAGAGGCAGCCGCCAAAAAAGAAGCCGAGGGCAAGGAAGGCGATAATCCGAAGGAAAACTTTGCCGACTCCAAAGCATTCAAGGACGCGGTAGAAGCCAAGTCCAAGAAGTTTGCAGACTCCGAGGTCAAGCGGTACGCGCAGGTCGTTACCAAGGCTCGCAACTTCCTTGATGCTGATTACGATTTCAGCGACAAGAGCGCAAACAAAGTTATGGCTGATTCACTGGCAACTCAGAGCACCGACAAGTTTGAAGACTCCGAATTGCCGGTAGCGTTCAAGCTGTTACGGAAACCAAACACCGACTATTCACAATTTGGCGACACCAAGCCCGATACGGGTCTTGAATCTCGCATCAATGCCGACTTAGGGGAGAAATAAACCATGGCCTTTAAAGACACCACACTACAAAACAACCCGGATCTGGGCGCAGGCGAGGTCATTAAGGCCAGCCCCTACAATATTTCCGCATTCGAGATCTTCGAGGATGGACTGATTGAGGGACGCTTCTGCAAATACGACACAGGAAGCATCGACAACCTGGACGCGTCAGGTACCCCGGTTATCGCGGGTATCGTAAAGCGCAAGATCACCGGCGAGATCGGCACCGGCATTTACAGCACCGCCGGCCAAGAGATTGACCAGGTGGCCGAGGTTATTAACTTCGGCTTTGCAACTGTCACAGTTACAGACACTGCTGATCCGGCCAAGTACGATCAGGTTTATACCGTAAACGCTGATTCTGTTGACGCGGGCAAAGCCACTGAATCGTCAGCCGAGACCATTGTCAATGGTGCCGTTTTCTGGGAAGAAAAGAAAGCCGGTGTTTGGCTAGTTCGTGTAATGATGGGGGTCGAGACCTCAACGTCTTACGTTGCAGCGCCTTCCAGCCTTGAGATTGCTGCCGTTGACGGAACAGACGGCACGGCAGCTGTCAGCATTCAGGCGAAATCAGCCGACGGCACCGACTACGCTGAAAACGTATATACGCGGGTTTGGCTGGGAACATCAGACAATTTTACAGCTGTTGCTATCACCGACCTGGCGGTTAGCACGGGCACGGTAAAGGAAATCGTTACCGCCGAAGCTGAAAATATCCTGATTTCAGATGCGACAGGCTTGATTGAGTTGACTCTGGATAATAATGGTGCGGGTTCACTTTATTTGTGGGCCGAAATTTCCGGTAATATCTACGCCTCTGGCGAAATCGTAATCACATCAGTATAAGGGGTAAAAAATGAAACCTAATATTAAACGAGTAAAATCCCTTTACGGGGTGCAGTCTTTCGATGCTGCAGCGAACTACGCCAAGAAGAACTTTAGGGACGCGGGTGGCATCATCCTTGCGCGGAACTTGGAGCACGTTAGCGCCGAGATCTTCACGCAGGAGTTCGCCGGCCTGACGTTCTTGCAGCAAGGAATCGAGGTAAACAACGAGGGCGGGTATGCCACTAGCATCCGCAAGCTCAAACTGCGCACTGAGGGCGGCTTTCGCGAATCCGGCAGCAACACCAATACCACCGGCAAGATCACTTTGTCTGGCGAAGACGACAGCATCCCGGTGTTCACAATGGAAGGCGAGTCTGATTGGTCTGAGATCGAGTTGAAGCAGGCCGAGCTTGAGAACATCAACCTTCCCAGCCGGTTTTTCGAAGGTCATGCGGAACTTTACAACCGCAAGATCGACGATCTTGGCTTTCTTGGTCAAGTCCGTACCGATGGCAGCCAGAAAACCACCGGCCTTTTGAATTATGCTGGGTTTACCAGCGGCGCCTCGGTAACAACTGCGGTACTGTCAACAGGCCAAGAGCTTTACGACGAGATTGCAGAGTTGATTACCGCTCAATGGACTGGCGTGCTGAACGTGGACAGCTACAAAGCTGACCGTGTGACTATGCCCGCGAGCGTTTACAATATCTGCTCCACCAAGATCCTCAACAGCGCCGGGTCTGAAATGTCCGTGCTTAGGGCTCTTCAAAGCAACTTCCCAACCGTAACTTTCGGACTGACGACAAAAGCTGAAGACGTTGGCGGTAATTCTGTAACAGTGGCATTCTCTTCAAACCGAAGAGCATTGCAGTTCCGCCTTCCTGTTCCATTGAATGTTTCCAGCGTCGATCAGCGCGGCTTTAAGTATTATGTCGAGTCTTATTTTGGAGTTGCTGGTCTGGACGTTATCGAGGACGACGCAGCTCAGATCCTGACAGGGCTCTAGGAGGTTGACCCATGGAAGAATATAATTTTCCAGATAAAGTTGAACCGAAGAAGGCTGTACCGAAGAAACCGAGGAAAGCGGACAAAGTTATCCGAAATATTTCCAGGGTACGCTTCAAAGTGTATGGCCGAATCGTTCAGCCTGGGGGCGAGTACACCCCGACTGCTGCCGACCTAAAAGACGAAAAAGGAGGCAAGCGGATCGAGAACGCAATTAAAAAAGGGTATCTGGAGCGAGGCTAAGCAATGGCAGTTTCAACAGATTTCAAAACCCGCTTCCCAGAGTTCGAGACGACAATTGTCGATCAGTATATCCCGATTCTGGAACCTGTCTGGCCGTGCTATTGGGGCGGGGATTATGCTGCCGCTTGCGGTCAGGAGATCGTTCTGAATCTGCTAGCTCACTTGATAACGGTAGAAATTTCAGCGGGTAGCGAGAACGTCAAAACAGCACAATCCAAATCCGTGGGTAACGTGTCGATTTCTTATAGTCAGGGTTACGCTCCGACCAGCGAGCGTAATGCCTGGTTGAAGACGACAAAGTACGGGTCTCGTTATTTATGGCTGACATCTCGAAACGCGGGAGGGTTTTTCGTATGACACCTGAACAAATGCTTGAAAACACCGGTGCTTATCTCAAGAATCTTGAGAAAGCAAAGCGCGGATATATCGCCGTCGGCCTTCCCTCTGAGGAAGTTGGCGGTACTGTTTACGATGATGGACAAACCGTTGTCCAAGTCGGCGCGCAACATGAATTCGGTGCAGGTGTTCCCCGTCGATCATTTCTCAGGACTCCATTTGATATAAAAAAAGATGACCTTGACAAAGCTATCGCAAAACAGTTTGAAGATGTATTCAAGCGCGGCAAGAAAGCAGAGCAGGCGCTAGGATTAATTGGCACCGTCGCTGTCAATATCAGCAAGGGTGCGTTCACGTCACGCGGCTATGGTGAGTGGCCGGACATTACGCAAGCGACTAAAGACGCTAAGGGTAGTAGCCAGGTGTTGATCGATACCGGCACTCTACGCAACTCGATTACTTACGTGGTGCGCGGGATATGAATATTCTTGACGTATCAGACGCACTCACAGAATGGGAGCGGCCAACAGTTATCAAGACAGTCACCGAGACAACGGAAGACTTTCAGCCGGTTGAGACGGTCACATCGCGCACCAAGAATTGCGTTATCCAAGTTGCCGAAAAAGAAAAGCTCAACCCGGCAACCATCGACTGGTCGCTTGAATATCTAATGATCCACAGCAAGTCAGATATCGATATCGACGAGCTGATCGAGTATGAAGGCATGGATTATATAGTCATCGAGCGCGGCCCTTGGCGCGGGTACGGGTACACTGATGTTGTTGCGGTCGAAACAAAACGGCCACTGGTAACGGTGACACCATGAACGAACCTCTCAGACTTACAGCCCTGTTTATTCGTGACCTGCTAGGATACAACGAGCAGCTAATCCGCATCGGCCGTCAGAATTATGACATCACAGATTTTACCATCGGATACATAGGCGTTGATTCCCTCGGCGCGGCAAGACGATTAGCCAGCGGCGAGCAATACGACGGCACCCTTGAGCAGATGACATACCAGCAACAGTGGATCGCACCCGTCACAATTTCATTTTATGGATCCGACGCGTGGGCCACAGCAACAACTTTTGCCTTGTTTATTCAATCGCAAAAAGCCCTTGAGCTTCAGGAGTCGTTGGAGATTGGTGTTTTTCAGGCGTCCGGCCTCACAGATGTTAAAATGCTCACCGGCCAGCAATACGGCGAGCGGCAAGAGCTAACCCTGAATGTACGATATGCAACGTCTGCAAATGTTGATACACTCAGAATAGACACAGCAATAACAGACATATCAACTGATTAGGAGATTAACCAATGAGCGTAAGTATTAAAAATGTCGTAACTGTCACCCTCTTGCAAGGCGGTGCCCTTGCGATGGCGGACAATCCTAACGTTGTCGCAATGATGACCAGCGAACAGCAAGGCCCACTTTCGTCAGCAAGTCGATACCGTATTTATTCAGAGGCGGCAAGTGTGGCGGCAGACTTTGGCACAGCAAGCCAAGCGTATGATTTCGCGTTATCGTTTTTTGCAACCCAACCCAACCCAACCAACGCAGGCGGATTCCTGGTTATCGGATTCTGGCGCGGCGCTGATGAGGAAGTGGCAGCAACCGCAGCAAGCTTAAACGGTGCTCAGTTGTCCGAGGCCACGGTAGTGAGTGCATTGCAGCAAGTCGCAGACGGGGCGTTTGATGTTGACATTGACGGCGTAACCGAAAACCTGACAGCTCTGGACTTCCAAGCAACAACTACGCTGGATGAAATTGCGGTTGTTATCGACACGGCATTGACCGGCGGCACGGCAGCGGTGGTTGATCAACGCATTGTCATCACCAGCTCGACCACAGGAGCGACAAGCCTGATTACGTTCGCCACCGACCCCGGCACCGGAACATTCATCGGCCAGACTTTGGCACTGACAACCGGTTCAGGTGGCTTCCTGACTCAAGGCGCGGCGGCTGAAACGCTAAGCGCCGAAACCAAACTTGAGGGAATCACGGAACTGCGCGGCCAAGTTAAGTTCCGAGGCGCAATGTTCATCGACAATCCAACGGACGAAGAGTCTAAGACGCTTGCAGAATGGGGGCAAGCAAACGACGTGCTTCAGTATGACGTTTTCGAAAGTCCAACCAACTTGCTTGTTGATCCAACCAACGTGGTCTGGGATATCAAGCTGTCGAGCCTGACCAACTACCGGATGCTGTACAGCAAGGCGGGCAACCGCAAACTGGCGGCTTCGTACATGGCTCGGGCGCACACGGTTAATTTTGCGGCTGAGAACTCAGCGTTGACCATGCACCTCAAAGAGCTCTCTGTTGCGGCGGAAGAATACAGCCAGACGGAAGTCAACAACGCAAAGACCGTTGGCCTTGACTTATACACCACGATCAAATTAACACCGGCTATCCTGACCAGCGGGGCGAATAATTTCACTGATGAGCGCTATAATCTCATTGCGTATGTGGATTTCTTGCAAATCGACATGTACAACCTGCTCAAGCTGACAGGCACCAAGATTCCGCAAACACGAAGAGGCGTTAATCAACTGATCGATCAGGCCGAGAAAACAACCCGGCAGTTTGTCCGGGCAGGAGTAGCAGCCCCAGGAACATGGTCCAGCCCTGATTACTTCGGCAACCGCGAGACGTTCGAGCAGAGCATCATCAATAACGGCTTCTACTGGTTGGCCGGATCTTTGGCTGACCAGGCGCAGAACTCACGAGAGGCCCGCGAGAGCCCAGTTTTGCAAGGAGCTGTAAAAATGGCGGGCGCTATTCACTCGGTCGATCTTATCGTTGTCGTTAACCGATAATTTGCAACATTTAAACAGGAGGTAAAACCATGGCAGGAATAACATTAGCAGCAGACAGTACAACGGTCGTTCTCAACGGCACGGCCATTGTCGATTTGGCAGAAGGGGATTACATAGTCCTTGCTCCGGTCAATCCAGCCACATCGCATATCAATAGCACCAACGGTGGTGTAAATATCAATGAGCGTTCGGATCGTGGCGTCCATGACCTGACTCTCCGTGTCCAGCGTTACAGCGAGTCGGACGGGTTTCTGAACAACCTGCTCAGGCAGTCGCCCCCTGTTGTTGTCAACGGGAGCCTAAAGGAAAATTTCAATCGTGATGGGATCGATGGCGTGGAATCTTGGAGCTTGGAGCTTGGCAGCGTAACGACTCAGCCGACAAGCACAAAATCAGGCACTGACGGCAACGCTCTTCAGGAGTACATGATTCGATTCCGCAACGCATCTCGCAATCTGTAAGAAATGGAGAACAATATGACTGAACCACAATCAGAAAGAACGCAAGCACTTTCAATGCTCAAAGCAGTGCATGATGATCAGTCGGCAACGCTCCCGAGCGGACGAGAATATAAGTTGACTAAGATGACGCATAAGCAGCGGCGTCGTGTCTTTGCATTTTTTACTAAGAAACAAAAGGAGATCCAGAACGGCGATTTTTCCTTTCTCGACTCCGCGGAGTTTGAGCCGGTGGAAAAAGTCATCATGGATACGGTGCTTTTCGAGGGTGCGCAGATCAGCAAGATTCCGAACATTTGGGATGATCAGCCAGAGGACTACGTTATTTTTATCACCACCATGCTCGGCGCGATTTCATACCCGTTTTTGGGCGGAGGCAGTGGCGGCTAACGGTCCAAGCGCCCCTGTCTGAACCGAGCCTTATTGCATACAGCAATTTGTCGAATGAATCAATGATAGAACATGCCTTGGTGCGATACGGATACGGGACGTTGGATCAAGTCAGAGATATGGACACGGAAGATTTCCTTGACGCAGTAGAATACCAGGAAATTTCATCGTCCATTGAACAATATCGAATGGAACAAGCGCAGAGGGAGCGATAATGGCCGCAGTATCAGAAATTATCACAAAATTTTCGTTCGAGGGGTCTACCAAACCTCTCATAGACTATAACTCTGCCCTCGGCAAAAGCGTCAAACTTCTCGGTGCGATGGGAGTGGCGCTCGGGGCAGCGGCGTTCGGTGTTGCAAAGTGGGCATCAGGGGTCAGTCAGGCACTTCAACCTCTTTTTGACCTCAGCTCGCAAACCGGCGTGGCTGTCGCATCCCTCCAAGAGTTGTCCTTTGCCGCTGAACAATCCAATTCATCATCACAAGCGCTGGAATCTTCCATTGGCAGTCTATCCGCAAAGATAGGTGAGGCCGCACAAAAGGGAAGTGAAGAGTTTTCACGCCTCGGGATTAGTGTCCGGGATGCTAACGGCAACGTTAAAGACGCCGATGCAATCCTGGGAGAGGTCGGCAACAGCTTTAGGCGACTCGGTCTGTCGATGGCTGAGCAGCAAGGATTTGCGGAAGCGCTAGGTATTGATTCGAGCCTGATAACCATGCTCGGAAAAACAGGCGCAGAGATTGACGCTCTGAAAGAAAGGGCGCGTGATTTAGGGATAACACTATCCCCGAAAGACCAAAAGGCGCTCGAAGAATATAACGGATCCATTGCTGAGATGGACGCGGCAATGAGCGGCCTGAAAAACAAAATAGCCGTTGCTATTGTGCCTGAGCTTGAAGACCTGGCTGAAGGATTCAGCGATTTGCTCGCCAAAAACAACGAGTGGATTGTTGATGGCGTGAAGGCAACCGTAGAGTTTGTCGTCGACTTGGTTGACGCGCTCAAAAGACTGGCTCCATTTATCTTGGCTTCTGGCGCGGCGTTTGCGATAGCGACAATCGGCACATCTGGATTCGCAGCAGCGCTTGGTTTTGTACTTTCTCCTGCCGTTTTAATTACCGCCGGGATTTTAGCTATCGCACTCGTGCTCGACGATCTTATTGTGGCGTTCCGGGGCGGGGAGTCGGTTATTGCAGACTTCTTCGGGGAGTTCTTCGGGTGGGATATACGGCCATTACTTGAGGGTATTGTTGTGGTCTTTAAAGAGGTCGTCGGCGGGATACTTGGCGGCGCAAAAATCATATTCGATGCCTTGAAACCTATAGCTCCGTTGATTGCCGTTGTGGGTGCCGCGTTCGTTGCGGCTACTGTTGGCCCTGCTCTCTTTGCAGGAGCGCTTGCCCTGATAACCTCACCGATCACATTAATAATTGCCGGGGTGGCTGGCATATTATGGGCAGTTAACGACTTGTCGAAAGCGTTTCGAGGCGGTGAGTCTGTCATTGCAAACTTCTTCGAGGAGTTCCTAGGATTCGATATCCGGCCGGTTTTGGTCGGCATTGTTGAAGGATTCAAGGCAGCGTTTGCAACAGTGACTAACCTGGTTTCTGGATTGTTTGGCGGAATGGTAAAAATATTCTCAGGCATTGGTGATATTTTGTCTGGTAATTTTTCGGAGGGTTTTGAGAAAATCGGCGAAGGCTTCATGGAAATCATCGACTCGTGGGCCGAAGCATTTAGAAGTATTTTTGGAGGAGTGTTCGATTGGCTGAAGCAAAAGGCTCTGGATATCCTGCCGGACTGGGCCGTAAAACTTATCGGCGGAGTAGGCGACGTGGCGTCGGGCGCTGCGGATATAGTGGGTGACGTGGCATCGGGCGCTGCAAATATAGCGGGTGACGTGGCATCGGGCGCTGCAAATATAGCGGGTGACGTGGCATCGGGCGCTGCAAATATAGCGGGTGACGTGGGCAACTGGGTCGGGGGGCTTTTCGGCGGTAAAGAATCCGGTGAAGATGGAGCTCCAATGCCAACACCAGTACCCGATCCAACATCCCAGTCTCATTCGCAAGCTCTGCAGCCGGGCGGCGCTGTGACGAACGTCGGTGGCGCATCGAGCAGAGTAGAGCAGACTGTCAATATGGAGATCCGCACGTCTGACCCAGAGCGGGCAGGTAAGGCGGCGTCCGACGGACTACAGCGGCAGCTTGAAGATGCGCGCACCCAGACACGTGGCAGGGGAGGCAGATAATGGCGCTAATCGGAGAGTTGACAGACTACGTAAAAAACACCGGCGGCATCCGCGACTACATAAACGGCCAGTTTGAGAACGACGGCAAGGACGGCGAAGAGGTCGGCATTGGCGGCTTTACGGCCTTTGCGCAGATAAGCGAAAAATTCACGCGCAGCGCATCCGTCCCGGTCACGTATCTTGAGAACGGCAGCCACATTAATGACCACATCATTCGCGAGCCTATCACCCTCAGCATCGAGGGGAACGTCTCTGACCTTTTTGTGCTACCGAGTGAGCAAGTTGCGATATTGCAGGAACATCAAGCGCAGATCGGTAACATCACGCAGTATGCCCCTGCCAGAACCCAGGCACAACTCAGCAGGGTTTCCGGCCTTGTCAACGATTTTACAAGCGCTATCGACAAAGCCGACGCTCTGATCGATGCAGCACAAGGAGAGGCAAAGTACCTCGGACTCCAAGACAGCGAAGCCCAAAGCAATATCGAGAGTTTTCTAAAAGCAATGGCCGGCCTACAGGCATCTGACAAGAGAATAAAAATCAGCTCCTCGTTGGGGTCTTTTGCAAATATGTATATCACATATCTTGAAGTCACTCGCGACAATCAAAACCGAGCAATTAACTTTACCCTCGAAGCGCAAGAGATCAGAACTGCTGATACCTTTTCAATGGCAACCAGCGCCGCTCAGAACGCGGCCATTGCCACGGCTGGGCAGACAGACGGGGAAACTGACAAAGGGACGCAGGAAGGTGAGGAAGTGGGAGAGAGCTTGGCTACCAATTTTGGGCAACTGTTTGGGTGGATTCCAGAATGAGACGAATACAGAACATAACAGATGAGCCTATCCAGCGACACACGATCCTGTTTGAAAAGTCGGAGATCATTTTTACACTGAGATTCTATCCGCGCACACAAATATGGATGTTTGATGCTGAGTTTGGTGATAAGAAGGTTTACGGTCTCAAGCTGTCCGTTGGCGTATTACACATGCTAAGCCAGAATCAGCCCTTTGATTTTATCTGTATTGACCGCAGCGGAAACGGGATTGATCCATTCACGCGGCAGGACTTCAGCGGCGGACGCTGTAATATTTACATGCTGGAGGCGGCGGATATGGAACTGATCAGAGGAATAGAGGTGGCATTTTGACAACGCCAAGATT